ACGGCGAACCTGCTTGTGGACTCTTGACCATGATGCAAAGACCGTTGTTAAAAGCCATCAAGAAAGTCATGCCTTCATTCTGTCACTCAGTTTCGTGTACAGAGATGGCTTCTGACATCCAGAACAATCTAAAGACTCTGAAATGGGATCTCAAAGATGTTGTGGCACTATGCGCAGACGGATCTAACCACGACGGGCATCAACACATGGACTTAATAAAAGCCGTTGATTTCTCCTTCTTCAACACCCTATTTAAGCACGGGTGGGCTCATAAAACTCTATCAAAATACAAATATCACGGACCTTCAGTACATTCAGTTTTGAAAGTACCTATTTACGAAGAAGTAGCCGTGTTAAAAAGTGTTTTTTCTGGGTTTAAGCTCCGTATGAAGATATTGGGAACGACTTTCTCGGGGAGCCCTACTAGAACGACCCTAGGTAACACACTGAGAGTGTTTTCATACTGGTCTTACATTTGTAAGCAAGCCGGTTTGAGTTACACTTTTTTGAAAGGGGACATTAATAAGGATGTGTTCATATACGTTTCCGGAGACGATGTCGTAATGTGGACACACAAAAACCTGGCAGATCGCATAATAGCATCGTCTGACCGGTTAACTAGCAAGGACAAGAGCGATAAGTTTTACGGATTGGGGCAGTGTATCGAAAAGATCGCTGTCACACCGTGGTACGACATTGACTTCTGTTCCAAGATTTCATTCCAGTATTGGGTGGATAACAGACCTTCTTTCGTAATTTTACGAGATCCAAGAAAGGTTTTGACCCACTCAAACTTTCACAGATACTGCAGTGATCTCGCTTTCATGCCCGCCGCTTTACATAACGAATACGTGGCCGAAAGCGTGGAGCACGAGATGCCAGGAGAATTGATGAAGGCATACGCTAGGAACCGCAGGAGGTTAGGGAAGATGGGATTGCGCTCGAGGAACCATTTGGTTCATTACACCGAGAAGATCAAGGAGATTCGCAAATCCTACAATATCGATGACAAAATCATTCCGAACGACGTTCAAATGGATGAATTGATGGCTAGGAAACTAGGTCTGACGTTCAGGAATTATGTCAGTTTAACTATTTAGTTAACGCAGGGCTGCGACAAGACCCTAGCTTTAGATGGAATATACTAAAGCATCATCATTTTATGATGAAAATATCGACCCAAGAAATCAACCAAAAACGATGAAACTAATTATGACAATTCTAATTGCATAAACGAAACCACCAGTACCAAAGTCCAGTGGTCAACATTTGATGAGTGGATTACGTTGCAAACGCAGGGTTTTGTTCGACCGAGCCACTTGCTGCTCCTGTCATCAATTCCTCTATTCACTGGTGCTTTTATTGGATATCGCAGGGCTATGAAAACAAATATTGAAGGTTCGCTAGCTAGCACACCTTCTTCGGAATCACCATCCTTGCTGTCTCAGCTCGTTTTTCCCGAAGAAGCGCATAGAATCGCCCAAAATTCACTTTATGCCAGTGATACAATCAAAATAACCCCGGAAAATTTAGTCTCCGCGTCGAACTACAGGCCATCTTCTTCAGTTTTGGTAAAAGCCGAGCCAGCAGCTTTGGCGATATCGGCTCTAGCAATTGGATCTTTGTTGAGTTTGGGGGGAGTCGGACTTCTGGCTTCAGGAATATTTTACGCTTCTGGGGCAGATTCATTGGACGAATTGCTGAAAAGTTTGAGACAATGGGTACCTCAGAAACGCCAATCAATAGAACACTATTGGGGAATATCAAGTTTAGATGAGCGATATGCGTCCGACGAAGACGTGAAAATTATTCGCCAATACAAATTAAATGAGGATCAAGAAA